GTTTCATATTTTTTAAAACGAAAGCATTATATATGTCATCTTATTGATATCGAAGGTCATACACCTGAACCAGGTAAAGATTTTAAATATAAAGGTTTAGCTATTGTTAAAAGTACTTATCCGAAATTTGCAAAAGATATAATGCATGATGTTTTTGAAAATACTATTAAACATAATTGGGATGAAAGTACATGTTTATCATATCTGAATGACAAATATCAAGAGTTTAAAAAATTAGATATTATTGATATAGCAAAGTATCAAAATGTAAATACTGAAAGTGACAGTAGTGATTTTTTAGTAACTAAAAAGGGAGATACAGCAGGTGCAAAAGGTGCACTGTATTACAACCAACTTATTAAGAAATTAAAACTCACACATAAATATGATTTAATAACTAAACGTATGAAAGTTAGAATGGTTGATTTAAATTCTGCAAATGAGTTTGGGATTGCCAGTATATCATTTCCTGATGTATGGCCTAAAGAATTTGATAAGTATTTTACGGTTGATTACCGTAAACAGTTTGACACTATGGTTTTGAAACCTATAGATAATTTTATAATATGTAATAATTGGAGTCGGTGGAACCCCAATATGGCAAATTATGCCGTTAATATAATGGAGTTATAATAATAAAATTAATTTACGTAGTATATTAAGGTATATAAATAAATAAAACAGGAGAAAAGAAATGGAAACGAAATTTAAGAAATTATCGGAATTAATTGAGACAGGTGAATCTCCAATAGACCTAAGTGTGATTTCCAATTATATGGGAATTAATTTGTGTAGCGTAGATTCACTTGAATGGACTAGACAAGATGATGGACAGCTGGTAGATTTAAAGATTAACTTTATTCCAGCAACAGAGGCAGAGACAAAAGCTCAAGGAGAAAACTGTTAAAATGGAAACGATAAACTTAACATAAGAAGGAACTCCTATGATACAATTATATTTTATGTATTGCCTGTATATGAAGTATTTTTACATCAAGGAGATTTCTACAAGAAAAAAGATGAGTATAAAGTTACAGATTTACTAGATGATAAGGAATGGGTAATGTAATCACAACATGGGTGTATAATTAGTAAAAATATTTGATATATTAGGATATCACAAAAATCAATTATACAATAGAATAAAATATTATAAAATAGGAACAATATGGTTGAGAAAAAACAAAAGAAACCCTCAAAGTTAGTTGATGCATGTGTTTGTAATATTTGCGGAAAACAGTTTACTTCTGTAAATTATTTATTAAAACATGCCTGTTACCCTGAAAATAAAAAGTATAATAAATAGGTGATATTGATATTATGACTAAAAAAGAACGAAAAGCTGAACGTGTAGCAATTATGGTTAAATATGAAATTGAAAAGCAAAAGAAAAAATTTCCTAATAAATGTTTTTGTGAAGATTATAAAAGATTAGAATCTGATCAATTTATAAGAAAAGAAACAATTGGAGGAGCTCATCCAATTTATTCTCCTGACCCTAGAGAAATAGATATAAGAAAATGTTCAAAGTGTGGAAAAGAATATGCGGATATGGTTATAGTTGCATATGCTTAATAATTAACAGAAAATAGGAGACTATATGAATATGACACCAGAAGAAAGGTTTGCAATGCAGTTAGAACAACAGCGTTTAAAAAACCAAGATGCCGAAGCAAAGGCAATTAATGAAATGATAAGTAAAACAGTTGACGAAAGGTTTGATAAAGAATTTGTACAGTGTAGTCGATGTGGTTGTCAAAAACCTCATGATAATTTTCCCTTATGTGATAAATGTAATTTTAGTGTTGATAAACAAATAAGGAATGAAGATAAGGATTTTATTGAAGGTAAATTCTTTGCTGGTATGAATCAAGTAGAATGTGCAAATGAAGTGGATGAATTTACTGACTTAATTACTAATATAGATAAGTTTATAAAATAATATTATATAAGGAAACAAATGAGTATATTGTTAGCAACAAATCCTCAAGGGGTTGAAATTAAATTTAATGAAAAACAACATAAATACTATACTACTAAAGTACAGGATTTTACGTCTGCAACTACATTAATTCATAAATATTTTAAACCGTTTGACAGAGATAATATCGCTCGAAGATATGCTACAAAACATGGACTAAATTTTTATGATGTTTTAAATAAATGGCAACATGAAGCAGATATTTCAATAGAACTTGGAAATATGGTTCATAAATTTTGTGAAGAAAAATTACTAAATTTAGATTATACAATTAAACCATATACTGATAAACATAAAAATGTACTAAGAGTGGCTGATAGGACAGTTGATTTTCTTTTAAATAACTTTGAATTTATAGAATCTGAGAAAATTATATTTTCTGAAGAATATAAAGTTGCTGGTACTATTGACTTATTAATGAAACGAAATAATGTAATTTATATATTAGATTGGAAAACAAATAAGAAAATAGAAACTAAAAATATCTATCATAAATACGGTTTAGATTGTATAAGCCATTTAGATGATAATAATTACACACATTATCAATTACAGTTAAACCTTTATAAATGGTTGTTACAAAAAGAAAATTATTATAATTGTGATATTAAATTAAAACTTATACATATAACAGAAGACAATTGTAGATTTTATGATTGTCGTAACTTACAATCAGAAATTTCAGAAATTATGGAAATAAAAAAGCTCTCCGAAGAGAGCTTATAATAACCTTGATGAATGCCAGGTTTATTTAATTTTAACACCATCTCTTTCTTTCTGTTCATGCCAATCTCCAACAGAAGTCAATAAAAATTTTCGTTCATCTACATCAAATAAAATTGTAGTAATATAAGTATCACCCATATTAACATATTCTGCTATGATATCTCGATAATACTTATTATTTTCTTCTTCACCTTTGATCACTTCTATTCCATAACCACCGATAAGTTTATCAATTTTTTCCATGTTAGTTGTTACTTTCTGTGGAGAACCAGGATATTCCATAAGTTTTAGAAGTTCCTTGGCTTGAGGTTCTTCAATCTCTTTTCCAAATGCTTTTAATAGCTCCTTAGTTGATGGTAATTTTTCTTCGTTTAATCTTTGTTTAAACCCTTCATAAATTGTTTCAAATTTTGTCATAATATTTCCTATATTGTTGTTTGATTATTTTGAGATTGATTTTTAGAATCATTTGCTTTTTTCTTATTTAATCTATCCACTTCTTGTGCAATCTTATCCTTTTTAGATTGTATATTATCCTTTTCTTTAGCAACTTTTATTTCATCATCAATAATTCTCGTTTTTTCTTGGCGAATTTTGTTTTCTTCTGGGTATTTACTTGGATTATTTCTAATCGTGTCTTGAAGGTTTTTTTTCTGTAACAATAAAGATTTGATATCTTCACCATCTTCATTTAATCGTGACTTAATTGCTTCATATAATTTTTCAAATTTATTCATATTAATCCTTTTATTTGTTTCTATGTTTATTATTTATAAAAAAAGAGTATATTAAAGTAATAATTTAATATAATAAGGAGAAAATAAATGGCAACATCTAATTTTTTAAAAAAAATTCGTAAAAAAACAGGCAGTACAAGTTTTAAAGATAGTAAATATGCAGAACCGTCACATTATATTAATACAGGGGATTATGCATTAAATAGAATTATAAGTGGTGATGTACATAATGGAATACCTGCTGGAAGAGTTATTATACTTGCAGGAGAGACTGGCACATTAAAAACAGTACAAGCAATCAAACTTGCAGTCAATGCATTAAATGAAAATAAATATGACGTTGTATTTTATTTTGACAGTGAAGGTGGTGCACCTAGAGAAATGGTTATTAGTATGGGTGGTGATCCTGCAATGATAGAACATGTTATTGTTGATAGCGTAGAAGATGCCACAATTAAAATTTTAACAACTTACCAAGAAATTTTAAAAGAAAAAGAAACCAACCCTAAGTTTAAAGCATTATTGATTATGGATAGTATTGGTGCAACATTGACAGAGAAAATTAATCGTGATATTGAGAAAAATCAACTTAAATCCGATATGGGAAATGCTGCCAAGCTCATAGGTACAATGGTACGTGGTTGTACTATACCTGCATTGAAAAGTGATTCTTCTATTATTTTCATTAATCATATTTATGAAGATCCTGCTGCAATGTATGAACGTAAAATTAAAAATCAAAGTGGTGGGTTACGTTTACAGTATATGTCTACTGTCACGATCCAATGTAATAAAAAATTAGAAAAACCAGAAGCTGTAAAAACTAAAATAAAAAAAATCGACGAGGGTGGTGAAAAAAAGATTACAAAAATTAAAAATAAAGAAGAAGCGTTTTATAGTGGTTCTGTAATGAAATTCTTTACTGTTAAAAATCGTTTATGTAGACAATTTATTGAAACAGAAGTTTATGTTGATTTTAAAAAAGGGTTCGGTGTAAAGAAATATATGGGATTAATTGATCCTGCAATAAAATATGGAATTATTACTAATGAAAAACAAGGCTATTTACAGATTCCTAGTGTTAATGATAAATCATATCGACGTTCTCAACTTGAAGGTGGAACGAAAGCTGACGAAATATGGGCAAAGATTCTTGATGAGTTCAATGAAAAATCAAAAGAAGATTTAAAATATAGTAGTATTCATGATAAAGATATTGAAGAAATTGAAAAAATAGTAGAGGATGTTAAAAATGCCTAATTTAGAAATAATAGCAAATGTAATAAACTATCATGGTACAAAAATATCAGAACTTCAAAAACAAATACGAATTCTTTCTGATAAAATTGAAAACGAGGAAGATTAATATATGGATGATATAAAATCACAAGAATTAATTAGTCTAAGTGATGAACAGATGGAACAAATAATTCTTAAAAAGTATTTTACTGATATTAATTATTTTACAATTATAAATGAGTTTTGTGAAAGTAGATTCTTTCAGAACATACATTCTAAGAAAATAGTTAATATATTAAAAAAATATTATCTAAAATATGAAAAGATGCCTACTGATAATATGTTGAAACTTATTTTTCAGAAGTATGAGAAAAAGGAAAGTGGTACTGGTCAGGCAATGAAACGAGAGTTTGATACTGCTATTAATCTAAGTATTGAACAAGATGAAGATTTTGTTAAAGAAAACGTATTAAAATTTATTAAACATAAAAGTGCATATTTTTCTTTTATGGATCATATTGACGGTGTTACTATTAAAGGTGATGTTAGTGATTGTTTAAGTGATTTTCAAAAGATTTTGAGTATTGGTTTCAATGATGATCTAGGTTTTGATTATTTTAAAGAACATCATGTACATAGAGATAATATGGCTAATCCTGAATTTAAACTATCTACAGGTTATACTCAAATTGACAGAGTAACCTTTGGTGGTTTACCTAAACTAGGTAAATCTATGTTTGTAATTGCTGCACAACCAGGTTTAGGTAAATCGTTATTTATGAGTAATTTTGCAGTTAATTTTTTACAACAGGGATTATTCCCTGTTATTATTACATTAGAAATGTCAGAAGAGATGTATGCAAATAGAGTGGATGCTCATATAAGTTCAATGAATATAAATGACTTAAGAAATAATCTTGATGGTTTAGGTGATAAAATTGAGGGATTTAGTCAATTAAATCCGAATGCAAAATTATTAATAAAAGAATTTCCACCAAATACAATTTCATGTGTACATATTCAAAACTATTTAGACAAAATATCTACACTTGGAAGAAAACCTGATGTTATTTTTGTGGATTATATTAATTTATTAAAATCAAATAGTGGAAATAATAATCAAGGTATGTACGAAAGAGTAGGTGATATATGTCGTGAATTACGTGCATTAAGTTATCGATACAGTTGTCCTTTAATTACTGCTACTCAATTGAATAGGTCAGGTGTTGATACTTCTGACGTATCAATGGATAAGATATCAGAATCGATGGGAACTTCTCAAACTTCGGATTTTGTTGGAGCATTGTGGCAACAAGAGGGTGATTTAGAGGCATGTCGAATAAATATGAAAGTATTAAAAAATAGATTGGGTGGATTAGTAGGTAAAAATATGCAATTTAATGTAAATTATAATACTTTAAGAATAACAGATATGGTGGATATTGAAGAAATTTCCAGTACATCTGCAACAGAGAGTCTAATGACTGATTTGGAGGATTTATAATGTACGGATTTTTTAAAAGTGCTAGTGAAGATATAATGGATATGATCGATTGTGATGATTTAAATTTACAATTAAAAACAAAATTTGGAACAGAAGGGATAAAATTAGAAGTTAAATTAAAAAAAATTATTAAAGTTAAAGATAAATTTAAAATATTATCTGATGAGTTGTCGTTACCTGAAAAAGATTTACTTTATTTAATGGTTAAAACTTACCCTAATATTTTTAACCATAGATTAATTAAATTTATTAGAAAAACTTATTTGTTTCCAGAGGAAGATGTATAATGAAATATATAAATATAAAAGAATTTAGAGAAATGGGATATTTACAGGAAATTAATAGATTATTTTTACATCGTTTAGGGTTAGCGTTAGAAATTCAAATAGATGAAGAAGGTAATGAATGTTTAGGTGGTATTTGGGATTATCGTGAAGATGATGAAGGTATAATATATGATTTAAAAAATTCTTGTAATGATCGAAAGGATAGATTTAAAGAAAAATCTGAATTTATACGACAACAATTAGAAAAATATGATAAAGTACGTAAAAAGAATTTTGGATTTACAATAGAATGTATATAAATATTTTATAAATATATATTAAAATAAGGAAAACTATGAATAAATTTCAAAAATTATATGAAACTGTTATAAATGAATATAAGAATTATGAAAATCTTACAGAAAATAGACAATGGTTTAAAGATAAAGTAATCGATTTTAAATTTAAAAATTGGATGAAAAAAGAAATTAAAAAAGGAAATTTAATTAAAAATGATGATAATACTTATGATGCAATAAGATTTAATATGTCTAATGGTGGGTTTAATGATTTAAAAAATATACCAATAAAATTCAGAAATGTTTCAGAATACTTTTTTTGGTTTCGATCTAAGTTATCATCACTTGAAAATGCTCCTGAAAAAGTTGGGGATGATTTTGGGTGTAGTTATAACAAATTAACATCACTTCTTGGTTGTCCTAAAAGTGTAGGTGGAACTTTTGATTGTCAATTTAATTATTTAAAATCTCTTCAATATGGTCCGACAAATGTAGAAAAAGATTATTTATGTGTAGGAAATGATTTAACATCTTTAAAAGGAATTCCAAAAGTAATTAAAGGGGGGGTTTTCGTGTACAAAAAACAAATTAACTTCTTTAAAAGGTTGTCCTGAAAAAATTGCAGATTATTTTCTGTGTTATGATAATAATATAACAAGTCTTAAAGGGTGTCCTGATAAAGTTAAAGGGGATTTTTCTTGTAATAATAATATTTTAACCTCTCTTGAAGGTTGTCCTAAAGAGGTTGGAGGATATTTTGATTGTAAAAACCAAAAAAATGGTCATAATTTTACAAAGGAAGATGTTAAAGCTGTATGTAAAGTTAGTGGAAAAATAATTGTATAACTGATATTTTATTATATTTTATTTTAAGAGATTTTTTTTCTTTTATTGTTTAATTGTTAGAATTTCATAGTATATTAAAATATGACATACACACCAGAACAATTATATAATTTATATCATAGAAAAATAATGTATCATGTAAAAAATGTACATGTTAGAAATGTTAAAAATTATGATAAAATAAAAGCTAGTCCTGATTGGGTTTATTTTGAAAATTTTACAAAAAGAGTTAATAAGAACATGGGTCAATTAAATCCTGATTTATATATTGATTCTTTAATTGACTTTTACGATGGTTACTTCAATCTACAGTTACTAACACATTTAAAAGGAATAAAAATATATAGATTATATATTAAACAGCAGAATATTAATTGCAACAAAGATGAAGTTAAAACAAACATCAAACAAGGAATTGATTTTATAGTTGATTATATGGTTGAAAATTCTATGAACGATATTTATGAATATGTAAATGAAGGTAAAGATATTTATCCTACATTAGCAAAACATTTTTATAGTGGTAAAATATCATTACAATTATTGGTTTTAATTCCTGATATGAAAATTATTATCCAAAATTACCCTAAAGATATTATTAATCAGTTCTTTGATAATATATTATTAGAATATGATAATATAAGAAAAAATCTTATTAGTTATCCTAAATTAAAGAAAATCAGTGATAATTTTGAAACAATAATTAAAAATATGATAAATAAACGAAATCTAGGGTTAAAAAGTAGAAACAAGTAGTATATTAAAGCAAATAGAAAATGAGGAAATATATGAAAGAAACGAATGAAAGAAAATTTGAATCAATTGAAGATGTCTCAATGTTTTTATTACATGAAAAAGGTTGTACTGACGAAGAAACAAAAGGGTTATTAAAATTTTTTTCATAATGATAAATGGGAAAAGGTAATATCTTCAGGTAAAGAATCATTTAAAGATTTGAAGGAATTAACATCTGAATTGACAAATGATATGATATCCTGTATGAATGATGCGGATGGAGAAAAGTTTGTAAAAAATGGGGGTCTAATATAATAAGGTGATAAAATGATACAGGTTGAAGATAAAGATATGAATAACGATTATAAATTTATAGCCAAAAAAGATTCTTGGTTTAAAGAAGGTAGTGAAGTTCAATTAACAACAAATTGTATACATGCAGGTGATTTTATAGGTGTAATTAAGGTAACTGAAAATTCTCATACTCCATTATATCGTAAAGAGTTAAAAGGTAAATTATCTGTTGAGTTTGAAGATCAGGAATTATGTCAATGGGAAGAATTTGATATTTACAATACTCAAAATCAATTAATTGAGGTTATATAATGAAACAATAGAATGTATATGGAACGATAATATAAAAGATATAGAATATTTTTAAATAAATGAATAAAGAATTTACACGTAAACATATTATACAATTTTGTTTATTGGTAACTTCGTTAGAAAATTATATAGAATGTAAAGTAGATAACAATCAATAAGGAGAAAGTTATGAGTAAATTAGAAGAACTGTTTAACGCAGCACACACAGAGGAACTCGAAAAAACGAAAATCACAAGTAAACCGAGTTTAAAGAATGATCCAAGACTGATTCATTTTAAACCAGGTAATACTTTTCGATTTAGGCTTCTTTTAACACCAGGTGATGAAAGAAAAAGTCCTTTTATTAACAAGAACACACATGTGTTTTATGATAAAGAAGGTAGTAACCGTTTAAATTATGTAGTTTGTTCTACTAGTGAGTATATGGCAGGTCGCAATGGTTACAACCAATGTCAGACTTGTGGTCAGCTTAATAAATGGTGGGATGAAGGACAGAAAGGTTCTCAGACTTCCAAGGAATTGTATAGTACGTTTAGAAGACAATTTAACGGATTTGTATTAGTATATGTAATTAATGATCCATTAAATGAAGAAAATAACGGTACAGTGAAAATTATGAGATATGGTGCAAATATTCGTAAATACCTTAAAGCTAAAATTCATGGAATTAATGATAAAGACGATTCCGTAATTGAGGGTGCTGATTCAATTGGTATCGAAGCATTCAAACTTAAAGGTGGTAGGGATTTAATCATTACAGTTGGAGAAAAACCCGTCATTGAAAACGGCAAAAAGAAAGTATATCCAGAATATACTTGTGAATTTGCTTCTAAAACATCCGATATATCTTTAACAGAAAAACAGTCTGAAAAGTGTGCTAAAGAACTAAGGTTTGATGAAGATTTTTATGAAGTATCAACTAAAGAAGAAAGAGATGCTTTTTACAAAGAGTTTGTGTTAAGAGAAGATGTTAGTTCAGAGGTTGATACTACAACTAAAACTTCTACAATAACAGATACACAAGAACCAATGCCTGATAATGTTCAAGATGTAAAACCTGAAGATGTAAAACCTGAAGAAGTAAATGATATCATTAAAGAAGATATAAAACTTGATGAGAGTGATTTGGATGGTATAGATGATATTGAGGATCTATTAAAAGATTTAGATGATATTTAGGGAGTACAACATGAGTAACCCATTTCAAGGTGTTTTACCTAACACAAATCCTTATACTGTAAAAAAAGATAAGTGATATTAAACGTGAAATTTATTATAATAATAGCTTAATATTTTCTTATAATGGGTTGATTGATGATAAAGTGGTAGCAGATATTGCCTTATCAATGTATGAAGCATATAAGAATGGGTATCATGAATGTTCAATAAAGGTATTGAATTAATTAATAATTGGGTGGTATAACAAACGATACCACCCAATTTACGGAGTAGATATGGAAATTGATATAGTTGATAAATTGAATATACATATGGTTTATAAATCTAATGAAGAATTTTTACGTATTGATAGTGAAAATTGGTTTCAAGGAACTGAAGAACATTATCAGTTTTTAGATGATTGTATAGATTTAGAATATGAGTTTCAAGAATATTTAAAACAGGAAAAACATATATGAAAATAAATATTAATAATGTAGAAGTATTTTCTATGTTTTTAAGTAGTTTACTTAAAATTGTACCTAGTTGTAAATTTATTATTACACCACAAGGCACAAAAGTAAAAATTAAAACAGAAAGTAAAAGTCTTAGAGGAGTATTTCAGACAGATAGTATTACATCAGAAGAACAAGTTGAATTTTGTTTTGGAGATTTAAGTAAATTTTTTAAATCTGTTTCATTAATCAAGGATATAGAAAAGTTAAACCAAACAGAATTAGTTTTTGATGAGCCCTTTATTCGATATAAAAATAAAGTAACTTTTAAATTAAAAACAATTAAAGAAGAACGTATAACTAAACTTGTTGATAATATAGGTATTGATAAGAAATTTAAAACACAATATAATATTATAACAAATACAGAAAAAATTAAAAAAGTATTAAAATGTGTCAATATTGTAGATGATAGTGATGCTAAAGTTTATTTTGTTAAAACTACTAATGGTATGGTTTGTGAAATAGATAATAAATGTAATCAACTGAGTGACAGTGTAGGTATTCCTTTATGTTCCAATACTAATTTAACAGGTGAAGTAGTTGAAGTTTTGTCTACTACTTTAGATAATTTTCGATGTTTTGGAATTTTACCATCAGAAAATATAAATATAAATATGACAACAGAACGAGTTATTGTTGTTACATCAGCTTATCGGTCTCCAAAGACTGACAGTATAGATAGTTTTTATATAGCTATGAAATTATATAGTAGTATTTTAAAGGGGTAGTCATGGCAGGTAAAGGTAGTAAACCACGTCCAAGAAAAATTTCTAAAAAAGAATGGGATGATAATTATGATTTGATTTTTAAAAAAAAATCAAAGGGTATTAAAAATGAAAAATAACGTATACACAAAAAGTTATTTTATAAAACGTATGAAAGATAATGGGTTTCATATTAATACATTAGTCGTATATCCTGAATCGGATATACGATCATGGACAATTAATATTAACCCAAAATTACATGATATTTTATGTACTTGTTACAAAGAAAATTCTCAAAATTTTTATTTTAATTTTCAATGTCAACAAAACAATAGTATCACAGTTAAAACCATGAGTATGAAAACTATTTTTGAAATGGTTAATAAATTGATTGATGGTCATACCGTTTATGAAAGTTTAAAGGTTAAATAATGGTTAGAAATAAACCTCTATATATAACTGATAAACAACGTAAATTACACCGTGGACAAATTAGATTTTTTTTAGAATATAACGTTGTAGAATTTGTTTTTAAACGACGTATATTTCCTCCTAAACCACGTAGACTGAATTTTGGTAAACCAACACCTATCAGAAGGATAGTATGTACATCTAATTGGGATTTTTTAAAAAAGAATAGTAAAGTTTTTAATTTTAAAACTCCAAGGGGTCCGAAAAGACCAGAACATTGGTACAGAAAAAAGAATTTAGTAATTGTATATGATTTAATTATTCAAAATTTTAGAAGTGTTAGTTTAGATGATTATCGAATAATGAACTCGTATCCTATTGATACAGAATTAGATAGAGAAAAATTTACAGAAAAATATAGTATCATGAAAAAATCGAAAAGTAGAAATAATTTAATTAGATTATTTCATAAATAGAGGTATAAAATGAAAACACATGTGATTGCAGGATATAATATTCCTGAAACAGTAGTATGTAATGTATGTAAGAAAGAAATAAAAGTTGAATATGAAGTAAGATGTGGGTTAAAGGTTGCCAGTAATATCAGAACGTTTATATGGAAATGTGAAGATGAGCCAATGATTTCATGTTTAAATTCGAAATGTATAGAACAGCGAGGTATGAGATTTTCAAATATAGTCAGTAAGAAAGTTAAATCCATTGTAATTCGTGCAGAATGGACTGACGATGAAGGAATAACAAGAGAATTAGATGCATGTAACATAAACAATAATATATGTAGTGATGAATTTAAAGAAGATATTAAAAAAGATTATAATATCGATTTTGATAAATTAGTAGATGGTGTTAAATTTTTAAAACAGGAGTAAATTATGCCAAAACAACAAAAAATGAGTATGAAAGAATTTGTAGAAGGTGGTTATCTTCAAGAAGTAAATCGTCAATTTTTTCATGGTTTAGGTTTAGCAATGGAAGTTAAAAAAACAGGAAATGAATATGAATTTTCTGGATTATGGGATTTTAGACAAATAAAAGGTGGAATTCTATTCGGAGAAAAAGTAATAAAAGACAAGGAATTTATTGACAGAACTAATAATATCAAAGGAATTCAGAAATTAAATAACTCTTTGAGAAAACAAGCATATAATGAAATAAGACAATCAATTCCTAAAACAGTAGACGAATAATGTTAATTTATCTATCAGAAATAAATAAAATTATTAATACTGATGAAATTTCAGATGTTAATGCAAATTATAATGTAGAAACATCTGAAGATTTTGCTCAAGTATATGTTAATACTGCAATGGATGCAAAATTACCAATAGAAGAACAGCCACAAGATTATTGTACTGTGGTTTTGAAAAATAAAACAAAGATATTTTTAAATATAAGTGTTGAGGAATTTTGGAAGTTAATACAAAGTAAAATATGATAGTCGAAGAAGATATTAAATGTTATGTAGAAAACCGGCTTCCTGAAATTGTGAACCATATTCAGAAAACACGGGATTGTTTTCGTTTTAGATGTCCGTTATGTGGAGACAGTAAAAAATCAAGACTAAAAGCCAGGGGTAATTATTATCGTAGAGAGGGTACTTATCATTGTTTTAACTGTGGAACTACTATAGGTGGTCTGTACATCATTGCACAGCTAGGTGATCTTGACATTAATGAAGTTAAAAAAGATTACCTACGTACATTTATACATCTCAGAAATGAACCTCGTCAGATAATCAAGAAAGAAGTAATCAAAGTAGAAAAATTTGAAGTCCCTGATCATTGGGTTGATATACCTAAAGATATATTACAGAAATATGTTTTAGATAGAAAAGTAATGCAAGCCAAAGGTGTTCCTAAAACTTGGAGACTTTATTACAATGAAGAAACCGATCGAATTGTTTTACCATGGGTCAGAAATAATGAAATAGTTTATTATCAAGAACGTTCTATACGACATTGGCAACCAGAGAAATATAGATTTCCATCTAAAATGAAAAAAGACATTTTCGGAATAGATATGATAGATGAAACTTGGAAATATGTTTTATTTTTTGAAGGAGTTTTCGATAGTATTTTTGTAAAAAATGGTATCGCTATTGGTGGACTATATCCGACAATTGAACAATTTGAATACTTAAGAAAATTAGAAATTAATCAGGAATTGGTGTGGTGGCCTGACAATCCGTGGTTAGATTTGTCTTCTCGTAATAAAATTATATCTCAAGCCGAAAGGTATCCTACCCAAAAAATCTACATGTGGAGTAAAAATACTCCTGTTAAAGATGTTAATGATTTGGTACTAAATATCAACGATGTTGACTTCTTTTTTAATAATAAATCAGAAATAGAAAATCGAATTACTACATTAAGTAAAGCCGTAATTATGTTAAAATTTGACAATGATGTCTTATAAACTAATTATTTTTATAAATAAATATAGAACATAATTATGGAGACTATATGAAAAAATTTGATAAACTAATTGAAAGTACTAAATCAAAAATACAGATTAATGAAAGTAAATACGTAATTACTGACATTAAAACACCTATAGGAAAAAAGATTTATACTATTTTAAATGATGCAAAAATGGATATTAAAATTAATATCGAAAAACTATTTAAGAAAAGTGATGAAAATCGTGGTGTTATAAGTAATACCGTTCTTCAAGAAATGCCTGACTTTATTACACAAGTTGCTAACCTTGAAAGAATGTCTACATTTAAAGACAGTTTCAATACTGAAATTGAAGAACCTAATTTTGATGATACTCTTGACGATTTAGATTCTGATATTGAATCTGATGACCTTGAAATTGATGATGATATTGAAGAAACTAACTAAAAAAGGAATATAAAATGAATAAATTTGACAAAATATTTGAAGAAACAATGAATGAAATGAATTACGAACAAGCAAGTGATGAAGATTATAATAAAATAGCAGATGCTGCTAATTTATCACCGAACGAAACAAAAATGTTTATTTCTGTTATGAAAAATAGATTTAATGGTACTATGTACTCTCCTAGTTATGCATCAAAATGGGCAAATAGAATTAAAAAACAAACTGCTTGGATTTATGGTGATAGTTCAACTAGAAAAATTTTAGTTAAACTTGGTTATAAATTAGGTGAAGAAGAAAAAGAAATTAAAAAGTCTCAAGAAGAACAAAAGAAGAAAAAATAAATGAATAATGGTGCTAGTACAATTAATGCTGCTATGAAAGCTATGGCAAACGTTCGAAAAATGAATATTGATCCAAAAACTGGAAGAGTTTTACGGAGAGAAAATAAGTCCATTTTAGAAGACGCTTATGAAAAGTCTGGAGCAGCTATTCCTGTTGAGGTTAAAAAGATTGTAGAAGATAAGAAAGAATCATTAGCTAAATCATCAGAACCTGTTAGAGATACTGTAGCAGCTTATTATGCTATGATTCAAGGTAAACCAAAAGAAGAAGTATTAACAGAAGAAAATAAAATAGAAGAACAACGTAGCCCTTTGGACAATAGTATTATTGTTGAGAAGTTGATAAACGAAGATGATTATATGGCTAGGATTGTAAAAGAAATTAATAAACAAAGGTAAGAAATGAAAATTGTTATAGTAGGGATGTTAGTGTTATTAATGTGTGGATGTCAAACACCGATGGAAATATTTATTTCATCTGAAGAAATACCTATAAAAATTGAAAAAAATGGTTGTTTTGTCAGTAAATCAGACTATATTAAATTAGTAAACGGTGAAAGTATTAAATATTATAATGGAAGATTAGATAAGTTTTATATTCCAGGCAATTTAATAAATATTATTGATAATAAAGTGTCCTTAAAAGAGGTTAAATAATGTGGAGTTTAGGGATAACTGCAGCATTAGAGGTCATTAAAGAAGTAATAGCAGTATACAGAGACCAAACTGACCCAATCAAAAATCGCAAAAGAGTGTTGTTAGAGACAAAAAAACAGTTGGTATACCAAGAAAAACAATTAATTCGCTCTGAAAGTAGATTAAAAAAAGCATTGTCTGGTTTAGATGAAAAAGATAATAGTGTTCAATATTGGACTATTTATAGAAACGAAACAGTAAAAGAAATAAAGCGAATTAAAAAACGAATTAAAATGTTCGAAAAAATGTAGGAGTAATTATGAATCTTTATAAAAAATGTAAACATTTTGTTGATGAAATTGGTACTACTTATGAAATTGTAGAAGATAAGTTCTATGATTATAAGTTAACTGATGAATTCGGAATCGATTATTGTACAGTTGATCAAATGATTAATTGGAAAGTAAAAATAAAAAAAGAAATAAAGGATTAGTATGAAAAAGGTACAATATATTGCAGAAAGTGGAGAGTTTATTGTTAATGGGAAAGTCATTAAAGAATCTACATTAACAGAAGAAGAAAAGAGGATGTTACATGAACAATGTACAAATGTCCAAATAATTACAGGATCAAGAATGTCTCCTGTAAATAATTTAATTGTTTAGAAGGATTTTTAATGTCTAAATACGAAGCCAACACTAAGTGTTGTAAAAATTGTTGTTATTATGAAGACAGAACACATTTCTGTCGTTTAAACCCACCACAACCACTTATATTTTATGGTGAAACAGAAGAATCTACAAAAGTTTCAAGTAAATTTCCAGTAATAACTTTACCTGAAAAAGATTATTGTAGTCATCATGAAATAAATGGAAATGTGTAAGTAAAATAAAGGAGATATACTTTATGTATACGTATGAAAATGTTTTTAAAACATGTTTGGAATATTTTAATGGAGATGAATTAGCTACATCTACTTTAATAAATAAGTATTTAATGCAAGATCAAGAAAATAATTATATAGAACATTCGCCTGAAGATTTATTTAATCGTTTAACAAGTGAATTTTACAGAATTGAACAAAATTATCCTAACCCGTTAAGTAAAAATGATATATATGAATTATTTAAAGATTTTAAATATATTATTCCTGGTGGAAGTGCTTTATTTGGTGTAGGCAATAATCAACAAATTACATCTATAGCTAATTGTTTTGTTATTGAACAACCAGAAGATAATTATAATTCTATTGTAAATAAAGATAAAGAATTGGTACATTTAATGAAACGTCGTGGTGGAGTAGGAATTGATATATCAAAATTGAGACCTGCTGGTACACCTATTAATAATGCAGCAATGTTTAGTGACGGTGTAACTTGTTTTATGAATAGATATAGTAATACTACAAAAGAGGTTGCACAAAATGGTCGTCGAGGTGCTTTGATGATAACATTAGATTGTCGCCACCCAGATTTAGAAAATTTCATCACTGTTAAACAAGATCTGACTAAAGTTACTGGTGCAAATATCAGTGTTAAATGGCATGATGACTTTCTTAATTGTGTTGAAAATGATGAAGAATATACATTAAGATTTCCTGTTGACAGTTCTATTGAAGAAGCAAAAGTTACAAAGGTTGTTAAAGCAAAAGAAATATGGGATAAATTTGTTAACGCAAATTGGAACTCTGCTGAACCAGGTTGTTTATATTGGGATAGAGTTATAACTAAATCGTTAAGTGATTGTTATGATAACCATAAAACTGTTAGTACTAATCCGTGTGTGGTAGGAAGTACAATAATTAACACACGACAGTTCGGTAAAATTACAATGAAAGAGTTGGTTGAACTTTTTAACAAAAATAATTATATTGAAGTTATGTCATTTAATACTCAAAGTAATAATTATGAATTTAAAGAAGTTACTAACGCAATGTTAACAAAAAAAGATGCGACTGTTATTAAAATAGGTAGTAATGTAGTTGGTAATATAGACAACCCACTAATTGTATGTACACCTGACCATAAAATATATACAAAAACTAACGGATATGTTGAAGCAGGAGACTTACAATTAGATGATATTATACAAGGTAACGAGATATGGGTAGAATATACTGATCTATGTCAACAAGTAACTGATAATGAAGATGTTTATGATATAACTGTTAAAAATAACAATAATTTTATTGCTAATAATATTGTCGTTCATAATTGTGGTGAAATTACGTTGAGTCCATACAGTAGTTGTATATTAATGGCTATTAATTTAACATCGTTTGTTGAAAACCAGTTTCAGAATAATGCAACTTTCAATTTTGATAAATTTGCAGATATTGTTTATAAAGCAAATAAATTAATTGATGATATGATAGACCTTGAATTAGAAAAAATTGAAAAAATTATGTCAGTTATTAAAAATGGTGATAGTTGTCAAAAAGATAAAGATGATGAATTATTTGTTTGGGGTAAGATGAAAGAAAAGTATATTGAAGGTCGTAGAACTGGTTTAGGGATTTTAGGTTATGGTGATATGTTGGCTATGCTTGGGATCACTTATGGGTCAGAAGATGCTTTGAAGTTTACAGAAAAATTATTTTCAAATTACCATAAATATTTAATGAAATCACAGTCTATATTAGCACAAGATAGAGGAATGTTTCCTATTTTTGAATTCAATAAAGAAAAAGATAATTTCTATTATAAGGGTCTTGATAATAAAATAATTGCAGATATTAAAAGAAATGGTAGAAGAAATATTAGTTTTTCTACAATTGCCCCAACAGGGTCTATTTCTATGCTTGCTCAAATAACATCTGGCATTGAACCTGTCTTCATGAGATCATATAAAAGAAGAAGAAAACTTAATACATCAGAAATTGAACAGGGTGTTAAACCTGACCATATTGATGATGATGGAATTAAATGGATAATTTATGACGTATTTCATCATAAACTTAAAGAATGGTTGAAATTATTTCCAAATAAATCTGTAGAAGAAAGTCCATATTATGAAGCCGAAGCATCAGAAATAAATTGGGAAAGTAGAGTGAAACTGCAAAGTATTGCTCAGAAATATATCACACATTCTATTAGCAGTACTGTAAATTTACCAAAAGACATAAGTGTCTCAGAAGTTCATGATATTTATATTAATGCATGGAAATATGGATGTAAAGGGATTACAGTATATAGGGAAAGTTGTAGAGAGGGTGTTTTGTTTGTAGATGACGAAATTGAAGATGCTGTTAGTAAAGAACGACCTAAACTTATACCTTGTGATATACATTATAGTACTATAGAAGGTCACCCATGGATTATTTTTATTGGTATGTTTAATGGTAAACCATATGAAGTGATTGGTGGTAAAAAATCAAATGTTGAAATACCTAAAAAATACAAAAATGGATGGATAAAGAAAAATGGTATAATTAATGGACGTAGAACATATGAATTGGTACTAGGTAGTTTAGATGATGAAAATGAACAAATGGTTATTAAAGATATTTGTCATATTTTTAGTACAGATGCTAGTAGTTATACTAGACATATATCATTATCTTTACGTTATAATGTACCTATTAATGTAATTTGTGAAACATTACATAAAGATGGTGACAGCGACATGTTTAGTTTTGCAAAAGGTATTGCTAGATGTTTGAAGAAATATATAACAGATGGTACTTCTACAAAGGAAGATTGTCCTGAGTGTAGTGATCAATTGAAATATAAAGACGGTTGTGTATGTTGTATGTCTTGTGGTTGGTCAAAATGTATGTAATTTTATAAATATATAAAAAGGTATATTTATGAATATTAAAAAGGAAATATCTAAAATAAGATTAGATAAAAAAATGCGAACCCTTTATAAGGCAGTAGAAAACCCGAACAATTGTTATTATGAATTATATTGTAATATTGTTAAACAGACCGAATTTTTAGGTCAAGATGCCAAAATTCAGGAGAGAATATATTATATTGAGTTTGGTATATTACATCATAAAAAATGTTTATTTTGTGGTAAGAATATAAAAAATTATAAAAGTATGTATTGTTCACTTAAATGTTTTAATTTATATGCAAAAAATGATAATAACATTAAGCAAAAACGTGTAGATAGTTATAAAAAAACATGTATGGAAAAATATGGTGTTGATAATGTTTCACAATTGCAATCAACATCAGAAAAGAAAAAACAAACATGTATGAAAAAATATGGTGTTGATAATGTTTTACAGTCTAATATTATAAGAGAACAAATAAAACAAACATGTATAGAAAAATATGGAACACCTTATGCTATACAAAATAATCAAGTTAAATTAAAACAAAAAAAGACAAAAAACTCTCAAACTGAAAATTTTAAATCAAGTATAAATAAAAAGCGAATAAATACTTGCCAAAAAAAATATGGTGTTGATAATGTTTTACAGTCGCATATTATTCAAGATAACATTAGACAAACTTGTATAGAGAAATATAATAAAGATTATTATATTGAAACTGATGATTTTAAACAAAAGGCAATAGCAACTTCACAACAACATTATCAAGTTGATTACCCAACTCAAGCATCAGAGATAAAAGACAAAGTTAAACAAACATGTGAAAAAAAGTATGGAGTTGGTAATGTCTTACAAATAGAAGGTATACGTAATAAAATTAAACAAACATGTGAAAAAAAGTATGGTGTAAGTAACCCAGCTCAAGCATCAGAGATAAAAGACAAAGTTAAACAAACATGTGAAAAAAAGTATGGAGTTGATAATTATTTTAAAACGAAACAATTTAAAACACAAAAATTAAAACAAAATTATTTGTTTTTGTGTGAGAAATTAAAAACATATTATATCCCACTATTTTCAGAAGATGAATATTGTGGGAGTAGTTACACAACACTTTATAATTGGCAATGTAAAAAATGTAATAACATCTTTCAACATTGTTATCATAGTTCATTATTACCTATTTGTAGAATATGTTATCCTTATATTTCAGGATATTCTTTAATAGAAAAACAATTATTAAAATTTTTAAATAATATATGTAATTGTGTAATTGAATCAAATGATAGAGAAATACTAGATGGCAAAGAATTGGATATTTATATTCCAGAAAAGAATCTTGCAATAGAATTTAATGGTAATTACTGGCATAGTGAACAACAAGGAAAAGACAAAAACTATCATCTAAATAAAACTAATTTATGTAATAAAAAAGGAATTCAACTTATACATATCTTTGAAGATGAATGGGTTTATAAACAACAAAT